CTGAGACAGGTGTAATAACATTTGATGTGCCGATGGATGCACCAGATGTTCTATATTATCAGTGCAATCAACATTCAACTATGATTGGCACAATTGATATTGCATCACCTCCTAAACAAATTCAAGATTTGCAAGGAATTACAGGAACACTTGCTGATGATGCATATGCAGAACTAAATATTACAGGATATAAAGCATACTCATTATTTAAAATCGCAAGTAATCATGATGCTTTAGTAAGAGTTTATGTAGATGATGCATCAAGAGATGCTGATACTACAAGAAGTGAAGGACAAGATCCAAATCCAGGAATTGGTTTGATTGCTGAAGCAAGGACATCTGGAGGTACGGTTCTTGTTACACCTGGTGCTATGGGATTTAATAATGACAACCCAAGAACTAATACCATTTACTTGGGTGTTACCAATCGAAGTGGTAGTCCACAACAAATTCAAGTCACATTAACCGCAATTCAAATAGGAGAATAAAAAATGGCAATTACAAAGACAGTCGTTGATGTTAACAATGGACAATATGGTGCTCCAGCAGGGGGAAATAACCCTTGGACAAAATCTGATGTGCTTGATGCGTTAGAGACTGCTTTTGCAACTGTTGCGATGAATGGTGGAGGACAAACTAATGGTGTTCCTGTTATGGTTCAGTCTCCAGTGAGTTTTTCTCATTATCAAACTGAGTATGCTCTACAGGGAACTCTTATTACAGATTTTGAAAAATGTGGTGGTGTTGGTCCTGCTACTATCGCCAATAAAACTAGATACTTTAAAGTAAGCAATAGCAATGGTGGAACATCTGCATATCGAATGTTAGAGGAGTTTCGATTTTTTACTAATAATGTTAATACTACAACTAATGAAATAACAATTGTTAGACACGGATTATCAACTAATGATGAAGTTACTTATGCTGCTGGAGTTACATCTCCTGATACTGATTATGTAATTGGTGGATTATCTGCTAATCAACATTACTTTGTTATTAAAGTTGATGATGATAAAATTAAGTTGTCACAAACCTCTGGTGGAAGTGAAGTAAATTTAACTTCTCAACCTAATAATAGTGGATATTATCTTCAACATAAAGATAGTTCAGCATATGATAATTTTACAATCAACGTCCTAATGGGAGATGAACTTAATTTTGATAGTAGTGGTGCTTCTGGTGCAGGTGGTACATTTAATTTGATAAGAAATCATAATTCATATGATGCTAGTAAACTTTTATCTAGTGAAACTTATGTGCAAGGAGTCCCATCGAATAATGGATCTGATGGAACAACAATCACAGAGTGGAGAACTTATGGTTATCAGATAACTGAATCTGAACCACTTTATGCTGACAGAGGAATAGAAGAGACAGGAACAGATTTAGATGATTACGATACAGATTCATACGGAATAACCAAATACATATACGTTAATAGTGTAAATCCTGATATGAAAGGAGAAATTGTTGTTCTACCAAGTCTTATAAATCAAAACACTAGTAGTAGTAATGTATACAGACCCTACTGGAAGTATACTGTTCCTGCTAGTGGTGGTAGGAGTGAATTAAAATTAAGAGTTTATAGAAATCTTTCACCAGCAAATGCAACAGTAAGTGGAATTACTATTCATAGTATTGGATCTGGTTGGAGTGATAATGAGGTATTTGAAATTCCTGGTACTGCAATAGGTGGTTCTACACCTGCAAATGATATTGTATTTGGTTCTGGTGAAGATGAAACTTCACCTGGTCAAAAAAATGCTAAACCCGCAATAAAGGTTACAAATCTTGGTGCTGGTGCTAATTTTTATCAAAAAAGTAATAATGGTAAATATGCTGTTGCTAGAGTAATCCATGATGTCACCAAAACATATGGCACGACTTATTATGGTTTTGGACTGCGTGAGTCAAATGATAATAAAATGGTTATAACCAGTGGTTCTGGATGGAGATTTATTAATCATAAAGGAATTCATAGCACCAGCACATCGGATAACACCTTTGAATTTGGTAGATACAATGGATTGCAAGGATTAGATTATCAAAAAGGTATCAACTATGTTAGTAGAGCTACTGATGAAGCCAGCAAATACCGTGTATTGACCTATGCAAATGATAATACACCCACGAACTATAAACTTCAAATAAATGTTTACAGAGATAATGCTGACACTGATTTTGCTGTATTTCAATTTGTGCAAACCATAGATAATAATTTTGTTCCATTTGCAACTTTTAGCATATCTAGAGGATCGCAACACGGTAGTGGTGTTTATGATTTAGATTACGTATTTCAAGATACTATCACAGAGTTCTTTACTCTTAATAGAGGTATTCAAATGAGATATGGTAACACTCAATATGACTACTATAGTTATGGTGTAAAAGAACCAGTAAATGAATATGGAAAAGCAAGAGCAGCATCATATGGGTTTTCAAGAAATAGTAACGCACAAAGCAATCCATCAAGTAGATATGATTTTACAACAGATTATGTTAATAATATTGCTACTTATAACTATCATAATACCGATGAAGTGATAACGTATTATAGGGATGCTACATTTGACCAATATAATAACAAATCTGTAAATTCTTCTGCTAATTTTTATAAACCTATAAAAGGTATTCCAGTCGTTAATAATCTCTTACCAGTACCTTATTATTTACCAGATGATTTTGCAATGTTGCAAGTGGCAACGACTCCAGATCAAGTTTTCTTCAGAACAGGTGACACTGTAACTATCAGTGGAACTGAAGTTTATGAAATCATTCTTGCAGGATATGAACAGCAGCAAACTGGATTAAATGGTAGTAATAATGCAACAACAATTGGTATGTTATTCTTAGCGAGGACAACATAATGGCAACTAAAAATATTGATATTAATGACACAAATGCTAACATTTATTCAAATCATGGTACAGTAACCACCGTAGTCAGTGGAACTGATTCAACAAAGAAGGCAGCACTATCAAGTGTTGCTTCAGCTACATTTTCCTCACTAGTAAGAGCACAAAGTGGTTCTGGTTCACCTGTTAATTATAATATAACTGATTTTTCAACTCCCTCTGGTTCTCCACAATCACAAAGAGGTGAATTAAGAGGAAGAAGACCACATCGTGGATTACTATTTCCAAGAGGAGTGTACGGAAGATGACCATTAAATCAACTGGATCGTTAAGTTTTTTGAATGATATTGAATCAGAATTTGGAAGCACCATAACCAGAAGTTTAGGTGGTTATCGATCAAGTGATTCAAATTTTCAAAATAAAAACGTTGGTTCTTTATCTAATTTATCACTAGATGATGGTATACCAACATCAGGTGAGATAAAATTTAGTGATTTTTATGGTAAAAAATTAAATTTAGTGGTTGATTACTATAGTGGTGGCACAGAGATAAAGCAAACAGTGGGTGCATTACCTATGTCTGCAGTGTGGAGATATGCATATCAACCTACTAAAGTAAAAGTTGTAGGTGGATTTAGAACAAGACCTGATTTAAACGCATGGGAAGATGGTAAAAGAGTAATTGTAAATGTAAATAAAACAATTGGTGGTAATAAAGACGGGGATGCACATGATGTCGCACTTAGAACTGGAGATTGGCCAGGTGGCACAGAACTACAAGTAGACATTGGATCGAGTGGAAAAATTCTGGGTGCTGGAGGAGACGGTGGTGATCCAAGCCAATATGTATATGGATCATTATATAATACTGATGAATCATTATATATGAATGGCAAAAATGGCACTAGTGCATTAGGTGTTGAATATCCAGCAGTAATTAACAATAATGGTGTATTAAGATGTGGATTTGGTGGTGGAGGTGGTGGAAGTGGTGGTGCTTCTAATCCAGATAGTGGTGACACGGACTATGGAAGAACAGGTTCTGGTGGTGGAGGAGGAGCAGGACTCCCTGTAGGTGAAGGTGGTGCAGCCTCTTTAGGTTCTGTACCACAAAGAGGTAGTTTTAATCCTGATGCTAATGGGCAAAGTGGAGTGGAAGGTACCGAACTTGCGATGTCTTACAATGGAAAAGCGGGTGAAGATGGAACTATAAGCACAGGTGGAAGTGGTGGTGCTGTAACTGGATACACTAATCCCTCTGGTACACTTATAGTGCTAGGTGGAAAAGGTGGAAATGGTGGTGATGAGAATGATGCAGCACAAGAAGGTGGGAAGGCATTTCGTTATGGTACGAGCAGTACTTATAACGATCCTAAAGATGGAGGATTAGCAGGTAATAATGGTAAGTCTATATACTACGTTACTCCTAGTGTTCGAGATAACAGCACACTTATCGGTAGTGAGGTTGGAGGCACTTCAGTTGTGGATGTTGTAGGTGCTATGAACTGATTAACACACTAATTAATTATTATAGAGATTATTATGCTTACTGATTTTATTTCAATTTATGAAAATGCTTTATCAACTGAATATTGTAAGAGTTGGATAGAACATATTAATAATTTAAGGGAAGAGGGAATTTTATTACAAGAAGGAGATAAACTTCATAATCGAGATCATGAGACTTTAAACTTTAAAAATAATGAATATGATTTACCATCATCTAATAAATTAGCAAGTTCTTTTCTACCTTCAATAAAAAATTGTGTTGATAATTATCTAGAAGATTATAGTGTTCTAGGAAGAGGAAATTTTTTATTATATGATGTAAAAGCAAAAAGAATACCAATAGGTGGTGGATTTCATATGTGGCATTATGAAAATGCCTCATTTAATGTTGCGACGAGAAGATTTGTAGTTCAAGCATATCTTAATACAATCGAGAATGGTGGTGAAACTGAGTTCTTATATCAAAATAAAAGAATAAATGCAGTTGAAGGAACAGTGGTGATTTGGCCAGCAGGGTTCACTCATGTCCATCGAGGTAATCCACCAATAGGACAGGACAAATATATTCTCACAACTTGGGGGATGTTGCAAAGTAATACTTGATGGTGTATAATAGTTTATAAACTAGATTAATTAATGAAATTATATAATGATGATATGTTTAATGTGTTTCCTAACATTGAACCACAAAGTATTGATTTATTATTAACAGATTTTCCATATGGAACATTAAATAAAAAACGTAATGAGTGGGATAAGATTATTGATTATGATAAATTTTGGCATTATGTTAGCATCATATGTAAACCTAATTGTGCTATTGTAAGTACAGCAGCACAACCATTTACATCTGTATTAATATCCACTAATTATAGTGACTTTAAGTATTGTTTAGTGTGGGAGAAATCAAAGTCAACTGGTTATCTCAATGCAAAAAAACAACCTATGAGGTCGCATGAGGATATAGTTGTATTCTATAAGAAACAACCAACATATAATCCACAGATGACGGTAGGTAAACCATACGATAAAGGAAAAGCAATTCGTGATGCAATTCAGTATGGTAAACAAACAAAAGCAGTTCACGTTAAAAATACTGAAGGTACGAGGTATCCAAGAAGTGTCCTATACTTTAAGACAGCAGAGGATGAGGGTAAATTACATCCAACACAAAAACCAATAGCATTATATGAATATTTGGTAAGAACTTTCTCAAATGAGGGAGATACAGTTCTTGACCCTTGTATGGGATCAGGAACTACTGGTAGTGCTTCTCTGAATACTAATAGAGACTTTATTGGCATTGAGAGGGATACAGATTACTATACCATAGCAGAAAAAAGATTACAGACAGTTGATGAAGTGACACAAGATAATCCCAATCCACTAACAGAATTGCTATACTAATAATATCTAAAGAACACTAATGCAATTAAGACCCCATCAAGCACAAGCACTACAAGCAATGGCAGACGATGATTTAGGACAGATCATTGTTCCCACTGGTGGTGGTAAAACGATGTGTATGATTATGGATACTGTCAGACAGTTAGAACAGTTTGGCACAGTTGTTGTAGTTGCCCCTCGCATACTTCTTGCAGAGCAATTACAGAGAGAGTTTATGGAAATCGTTGAAGGATATTACGATGATGTATCTGTAATGCACGTTCATAGTGGTAAAATCAAGGGTATATTCAGTAGCACAAATCCATTAGAGATACAGGGTTTTATTGAGACAAATGCAGGTCGTAAGATATTATTCACAACATATCATTCACTTCATAGAATACAAGAGAGTGGTGTTAATGTTGATACAATTTACTTTGATGAAGCACATAATTCAGTTCAGAAAAACTTTTTCCCTGCGACTGAATACTTCTCACAGTATGCACATCGTTGCTACTACTTCACAGCAACACCAAAGCATAGTAAGACAGTCTTCAAGGCGGGTATGAATGACAGAGAGGTATATGGTAGAGTGATATGTCAAATCCCTGCACCAACTCTTGTAAGG